AAACACTGTTTGGTTGTTTAACACAACTACGTGTTCTTTTTGTATTAGCGGTAACTCTAAATGATATATACCTTGGCCGGTTTCTTCATCATTAATGTATAAGAAAAAGTTATTATCATTACGGCCTAAAGACGACGCATCGGATATTAACGCTTCACTGTTAGCATTTAACAATGTATAATCGTTAGGACCATTATTAATATCTCCTACAACAGAATATTCACTTTTTAATTCTAGATAATTTGCACTAGGACTTAAAGATATTACACTACCTTCGTCTAATCTAAATAATGTCCAGAACAAAAATTCTCTAACAGAGTGTACCCAATCATATACTACATTTTCGGTATCTTTGTAATATTCAAATACAAAACCTTTAGATTGTAAATATTCGCTATATCCAAGTAAGAAATCTACAACATCTTGCTCTTTTAACAATAATGTACCATAAGGGATTTCAGTTACTGATTGCTTAAAACCTTTTCTAATAATTGCATTTTTACCGCCTACAATTGGCAATTTAGGCAATTTTTCAAAAAATTCTGTTTTAAATTCTAAATCTCTATTAGCTACTTTACATCTATAAAAAGTGTTATTATTCTTTACAACAGTACCAACAGTGTAATACTGCCCACTTTTCCACAGTACATACGGTTCACTTACTCCGCCTACATTTATTGCATAATCTGCACTAGATTCATAGTGCGGTATAATATTAAAATAACCTTTAGACTTACTATAGCCTTTAATCAAAAACCCCTCTTCTTTTCTTTCAATAATTACAGCACTATAAGTTAATAAATCAACTGGCGTACTTTCGTTATAAATTATTTCGTAATCTTCATCTGGTACAAATACATTCCCTTTATTAAGCGGAGTTCGACTATCTAGTATAAGTTTAAGTTTACTTTTTTCTGTAAATCCAGCAAATTTAAATCCAACTTGATTAGTAATACTTACTAAATCACTCTTATATTTTGAATAAGTCTCTGGAATCATTTTATTATAATTAGCAATATAATTCACAATTCCACTTGTAAAGTTGTAAACATCATCGATGTTATTAGGTGGAAAAATAATATCTTCTAATTTAAATCTAGAACCTGTTGGTTTATAAACAATATTGCCCGCAACATCTCTAACTTGGTTATTTCGGTCATATGCAGTTGCGAAAAATTCATTTGGCTTGTTTAAACCGTAAGCTATTAACAATGAGAATGCAAATTCACTACTTCTGCGCCACGCTGCTTCAACTGGTGCTCCGTCACCAAACACAAAAGGTTTTTCAATTTCAACAAAATCATAATAACCTAAAAGTCCTATTTCTATAGGACTAATTAAATCACCGTGTTCGTCAACTGGCAGAATACCTAACAGTCCCGGACGTTTGTATTCGTTTAGATATATAGGCCTAGTATTGGGTTGTCTAACTATACCTTTTTCTATATCTTCCCATAATAAAAAATTATCTTTTGTATACGGAGCTTCGCCATAAGTGTCTTGCCACCATTTAGGTTCTATTGTGAAGCCTAACATTTCCCAAGGTGCAATATTTGGTCTATCGGTATCATAATAATACTTGTAAATTTCTCGCCAATATCCAGGTAATTTTTCGTATTTTAGATCTGTACTATTACTAAAATTGTATGTAAAACTATTATCTCTTGCAAAAAAATCATGAGAATGATAATCATTACTTACAAGTGCTGACCATTCTAAAAACTCTGCAACAAATGCTTTATTCAAAACAGATTTTTTAATAGAGTTTGATCTAAAATATCCAGGAAGAATTTTGTTTATATCAAAAACTTTTGAATCATATTGAACTTTTACATTATTAAATATTCTTTTTTCTAATTCTAATAGTAAATCGTCTCTATAATCGTCATAAGCTTTTATCAAAGACCCGTCGTGGCCTTGTATCATGTAAACTGGTGTTTGCAGTGTAGTGTCTAGATATTTTTTTGGTTCGTATAAAGGGTAAAGCCCTAGTTTACTAGGAGTAGGCGGTACATAACTTGCATTTGTATTTTCATACTCGTATATAGTAATAATATCTTGAGGATTTTTATCCGCAGTAACAACTGCATATCCTTCTGTATTAAATGTATAATCTTTACCGTGAACTAATTGCATATCGTTTAGATAAACATAAACAGCTTTAGCCGACATTTCATCTAAAGTAAAATTATCTGCTAAAGGAAAATATATTTCATCACTGTCTTCAATTTCATGTTCTGTTTGTATATTACCACTATATGCAATCATATCACTAAAATAAAACGGATTAGAATTATTTTTATTTCTCGCAAATTCTTCTAAAATTTTATCAACGTGAATTTTTGTCTCGCCACTAAAACCTAAAGTTTCGCTTATGTTTATAAATTCCCTTTTAAATTTTGCATATTCATTTTTTGCAAATCTTATAGATTTTACAAAATTAGCATTATCATCAGTTATATGATACAGTGATAAATTTAAAGGTACACTATGTTGTAAGAATCTTCTACCATTTTTATCAATATTTGATAAATCTCTAAGATTTCCAACACCAGGATACAAACCTATAAAATCTTTAGTATTTTCTACAATACTAAACACGTGGTCGTTAACTTCACCGAGTGTAAATGTATCTAAATTTTTATTTCCCGGATTTCGTTCTAAAGAATAAGGAAATTCATACTTACCGTTTTGATTTTTAGGCAAGCTACTTTGTGTTTTAATTACAAGAACATCACCTTCCTTTAGGTCTTGTACAAAATTTATTTTTGCATATTTAGACGGATCTTCAACGATTGAATAATCGGTGTCTTTTATTAACAAATTATTGTTTTTAAAAATAACAGTGTTTATTTCATCTATAAAGTCAGAACTATTCTCATATACATCTAAGTATACGTTTACAAATGTATTGTCGTATACAACTTGCCTTACAACTGGTTGTTTATAATCAGTTACTTTTTTCCATTGTGTTTCAACCGAATATTCTGTTCTATTTTTATATCGATATATATAACCTTTATTTGTATTTTGATCTTGAACATTGTCGTCAATTACGTAAGAAAACGTATCTTGACCATAATTAGATTCAAAAACAATATCGCCTACATTATTAATATTTTGATAACTTAAAGGAAAACCTAACTCGCTATCGTTTACACCTGTGCCAGTTTTATATGATAAGATTTTGTTTCCAATAAAAGTACTTGACGGATATTCAACTTCGTCACTAAAACTATTTCCATTGCTATCAAAAAGGTCAAATAACGGAGATTGATTCACTGTTGTTTTTCGTTGGCTTACAGTCCAATTATTATTACTGTAAGATAAAACTTTTCCTGCGTATTCTAAGCCTCTGCGCACTGCTACAGTTTCATTTTCTAATGGGTCTGTATCATCTGTCTCAACTAAAGTTATTTGTCTTACATTTGACACTACTGCATCATTTTCAAGTGTCCCGTCGTATGTAATAAATTTAACTTGATATATTTTATTTGTTACTAAGGGGTCAGTGTCTGCTAAAAACAAAACACGCATGCCGTCTGCTAATTCTACATTATCAACATTATAGCCTATACTACCTTCGATAGTCGAAAAAACATCCTTAGTAAAATCGTCAATTAAATCAATATTTTCTTTAGCTTTAGTGCCGTAATTATACAATTTTAAATTAGGGTCAAATTCTATAATAGGTCTACTTGCTCTAAAATTTTGATCTAATTCTAAATCACTATTTGTAAGTTTTGCTGATAGTTCTATTATTTCTCTATGGAACCATCTATTGTGCCTAGACCATAAATTGCCGTTCATTGCTGATCGATTTATTGTGAAATAATCTTTTTCTAAAGGATAGCCTAATGCTTTGTCAAAAGGTAAAGAGTCAAACTCAATATTATCAAATTCAATGTCTACTTCTTTTGTATATTCAGACGGCACTAATAAATGATTTTCTTCAACTAACTTTATTGCTTCGCCTACGCCTTCAACATAAAAAGTTTTATTTTGATAAAATTCTGGTTCTACTTGACCTATAAATTTAATTTTCATGCCGTTAGAAAATGCAACTCCGTTACCCGAAGTATAATTTTTCTTTTGTAAAACTTCAGACTCTACATCAATAAATGCTGCTTCTTCTATGTTTTTAACTTGTATTCTTCCATGTATGTTTATATCTTCTGTAGAAACATACCAAAGATCATCAGGGGCAGATTGACTTAGTTCTAATGTAACTGTGCCTTGCTCTAATCCCTGTATGTCAACTCCTTCGTATAGAAGTATTGTACTACTGTCAAGATCAAATTCAGATTGATCTGTTAATTTTGTCCTAAACACTATAGGAAAATTAGGTACATCAACATCGAATCTATACTTTACTCCTCTATAAAGAGTTAAAGTAGGATTAGGAGTAAGCCCGTCAGGAGTAAAAATATAACTGTAAGAGTCTAAATTATCACTTAATCTTACAGTATATGTGCTATCTACTTCTACACTATTACCTGCAATACTTATAGCCTGTGGACCATTTGGCAACCAATAATATTCTCTAAAGTTAGAAAACTTATCCCAGTCAATATGTGGGTTCCATGCATAAAATTCTTGTGCAGTTAATTCACTATAGTCTTCAGTTGCACTGTTAAAGTTTGATAAAGCGTTTGTATAATCGTTAAAATCTTTATAAAAAACTGTATCATCTAAATTATTTTTAATTACAGCAGCAGGTTCAAACTTGTAATTGTTTCTTTGTGGTGTTACATCATTAACATAAGTATCAGACGACACATAAGCTTTTGCATCTCTTCTTCCTACATAACCGTTTACCCTATCAATTAAACCAGGTGATATTAATCTATCTAAGGTTGCATGTAAAAATTTATTGTTTTTTGGTGTCCTATAGATCTTAGGTAAATGATCAGAACTTGTTCTCTTAGATGATCCATTTACTGGAAGATTAGGTTCATTTTGAAAATTATCGTAAGCCATTATTAATATGATCCTCCAGTGTTATTAGATGAATTACTAGTAACTGATAAATTAGAACTTTGAATTCCTACATTTAATGAATTAGTAGAACTAGTAATTGCTCCATTTGCTTGTATCTTTGTTGCTGTTATTTCGTCTATGATTTCTATATCGGTGATTTCAACTCCACTAATGAAAAGTTCATCAGCTTCTGCTTTTACTTCAAATAAACTTCCAAATACTGTGTTAACATTATTAGGAACAACAACAAAACTTACTAAATTTGGGCTTAATTCTTTCATCACATATGCAGTTAATTCACTAAAATAAAAAGTGTCGCCAAAATTCCAATTGTCTAAGGCAAAAAATTCTGTAATTGCTGTTAAACACTGTGATTTAATATCATTATCATTTACTACTGATTCTGGATTTTTTACTATTTTAAAAGTTGCTTGCAATTCACTATCTGCCTTTGAACCAAAAATAATTTTATACTTTACAGGATTATAAATAATCTCATCACTTACTGATTTTATGTCAACTAAATTTTTATTAAAATCTAAAAATAGTTGATCGCTGCTAGGCGGTAATGGTTTTTCACCTGCATTCCTTAAATATTTTCTAAATTGAATATCATATCCTTTTGTAAGCACAAAAACATCTATTAAATTACTAACACTAGGGTCTAATCTTTTATCTTGATCAGCCGAGTGTACATAATGAAATTTTAAGTCATCACGACCCGAAACTGCTATATAGTCTGCAAGAACAGACAAACTATTAGTTTCTTTATTTAATACCTCAAAATAATTTTCTTTAATATAATAAAATATTTGTCCATCATCATATAAACTTGTAGTTGCTAAAGCACCTTTTTCTGACAAGGAAACAATTTCCCCATTAGTGTTAGGAAAATACAAGTACTGTTCACTACCGTCTGCATATTGTACTTTCTTTCTAAAGATAATTTTATTTTGACTATTAACTTCTTCATTTACAATAATATCAAACAAGTCAGGATCATCTACTACACCGTCTTCGTCAGAATCAAAAAAGCTTACTTCCATTTTACTACTGTCAACATAGCCATCTCTATCACGATAACTAGCAATTACTTCCCAATCATAATCAACAGTAAATGAATCTGTTGAATCAGGTTTACTGTTAATATTTAAAACTGAAATTTTGTCTTTAACTGTTTTTCCGCTTGATCTATTAAAAACTTTATCAGAAGAATCATAATAAAATCTAATTTCATTAGGACTTTCAAACAGATACTGAATACCTCTATATGTAATTGTATACGTATCACCTTTAGGTTCAAATAGCAGTAGCCAACTTCGATCAGCTTGTTGACTACTTGTGCTTCCAGTTTGTGATATACTAAAGTCATCAAAAATATTCAAATTATCTAGCGTTATAACATCCCAGCGAGCAGTATTAATATCAAATCTCAATCCAAAAGTATTTTTAGCAAATACTTGATCAATTATTTGAGTTTGTGTATCAGTAAACAATTCAAATGATAGTCTCGGAATAATTTGATCTAAAATTGCTCCTGTAGGTATAATGTCAGTTAATTTAACCGGGCCACGACCGTCATCAGTCAACTCGGTGCCATTTCCGTCTACACTATAAACTTTAGTCCAAATATAGTCAACAGAATCTAAATGATCTGCATTTCCGTCCATAAGAGCATTATTATTATTTTTCATAAAATGCTTACCTTCAGGAGCAACAAATTTTAATAAACAGTTTGGTGTAATATATTTTAAAGTAGTAGTAGTAAAGTCACCTATTATTTGTAACTGACCACCTAAATTATTAAAATATCCTGTGTTTTGATTTGTCTTATTTGTAACACTTGTCCAAAAATTATTAAAATCAGATACTTTTATTTTTGTAAACTCGCTATAGTAAAAATTACGTAGATTATAATTAGATAAGATAGGTGTAATAGTATTTGCTATTGCGCCTGCAATGTCAGCTCTAGTTTGCCAAGCAAATTTCTTTTTAAATTCTACTTTATTTTTTGTTAGAATACCATCATTACCATACAAGTTAGTTTTACTATATTTGCCTGTGCTATCTAATAAATCAAAATATCTACTAATACCACTGCTGGTTCTATTAACACTTTTTACTTTTATAATATCAGAATTTCTAGCTAATGGCGCAAGTTGATAGTCTTCCGCCGTAATCATTCTATTTTGAGTATAGTAGTTTGCAGGAGCATTAATTTTGATACTTTCGTTAGACTCTGTACTAGCTCCATTGGTTAACTCGTAACTTAAATTACATATTATTTTAAGTGTTTCAGTTTTACCTGCATTACTTGTGTAAGGTATACTCATACTGACAATAGATATTTGATTAGGATCTACACTTGTTACGTCAGGAGAGCTTGTTCTATAATAGGCTCTAAATTTGCCTAATGGAATATTTCCAAAGGTACCATCACCAAATACTAAACTAATACGATCATCTATTCTAGTTAACACACTGAAAATATTTTTAGTATTTTTTTCCAAGTTGTTATAAATTACATTATTACCTTCAGTAGATGCAACCTTGGTCCATTCTTCTTTTTCAAAATCTTGAGCATCTAAAGAATAAAGCCAAACATCAGATTCGTTTACTTGTGTGTCATCAACCGCTACAACTTGATTACTATATCCTTCGTTGAGCTCAAAATCACCATTAACCATGTTACCTTGTCTAAAATGGAAAAAATAACCTGTATTTGAGCTTTGATTTCCTTTGCCGTCAGATCTATAAAGGAATGCAAATTTATTACCTAAAAAAGGAGCTTCTTCTATAATATTTCCATCTTCGATACCAGTACTAACTATTTCAAAATTTCTGTTTATACCGTTTATATTTCTAGTAAACGGTACGACTGGAATACCTTGATTTTCAGAATTAATTCTATATTGCTGTGTTACAATTCCATTAATTATTTCTTCTTGTATAGGATTGCCAATACCTGCACCACGAGGCAAAGCAGCATTTAAAATACGAGTAAACTTACTATTCCAATTAGGATCTGTTGAATCATTAAATGTAATATTACCGCCATTTAAACTAAATCCATTTTCATCTTTTACTTCTTCAGAAGTTGATATTGAAACTATTTTTAACAATCCGTTTACTGGCTGTACACGTTTAGGTTGATAACTTAGAAGTCTAGCAAGACGTAACACACTTTCTCTGCGTTCTGCTGTTTCTAAGAAATTTTCTCTAGCATTTAAATCAGTTCTAAATGAAAAGTTTTGTCCTAAAAATGCTATTAAATCAATTAGAGCTACATACTCACTTGATTCAATATAATCATTAAAATCTTCTGGATAATTACGTCTTAAGTACGTAATCATTGTTCTACGTAAATTATCAAAATCGTAAGAAAGGAATTCTGCATTTCTAAAACTTTGATATATGCGCTTCCAGTCTTCGGCTACTAACAATCTATTTTGTCTATCAGTATTTGACATATGAAAACCTTTGAAATATTTTACATATTTATGTAAAAATTAAGCACGTAGAAAACTTTTAGTAACTTCTTTGATCTGTATAATCCCTAGACGAAGGTATTAAATAACCTGCTCTATTATCAAATCTCAATTGCAAGTATTCTGATATGTCATAAGCCAAATAAGTAATGTCGCATTGTATTTGCACGCCGTGGTCATAGGAATCAACTATAATTTTTTTTGCTGTTACCCTTGGATCAAAATTGATAATTTCTGTTACGTTTTCAGCAATTGCTTCTTTTAAAACTTCAGTTAATGGATCGAACAAAACATCCCAAATTATACAGCCAAACTCTGGATCTGATAATTTTTCACCTTGTCTAATGTGAAAGTGATTTATTATATCTTGACGTATGCATTCTAAGTCATACACAGATACACTTTTTCTAGATGGATTTGTTGTGCTAAATCCTCTATAGGTATTGCCTGGCAACCCATAACTTTGTTTTTTTGCTGTCGGTACAATAACTTCTTTGTATATCTTTTTTTCTATACGAGACATTAGAATATACCCCTTCCTTTTATACTGTATTCACGACAGTCGACATGCATAGCAGACTGATAACCTTCGGGCGGTGTTGCATAATTTGATTCATTTACTTCTAAACCTGAATATGACAAGTTATGTTCAGGTGTTTCACCCCATTTAGTAAAAGGCGCAACCAGCTTGTATGGTTCATTTAATTCTTCATGTTTCCATGGATATCCAGATGGTAATCTTCCTAAGTTAGTTTTCAACATATAAAAATTAGGGTCTTCGTAAAAATGTACTAAACCATTATGTGCGGTTTCATATTTTACCATAGGAACTGTATGCCAATAACCATGTCCGCCTACATCTTCCATACCACTTACAAGATTCCATTCTTGTGCTACTTCATGCGGAGGGTTAGTAGCAAGCACTGCTTTTAATACTAAATCTCCATGCTCTAATGAGCTTTGATTACCAGATCGGTGTGTTCCTACTAGTTCTAAAAAAGGACCTGGTATGTCTTGATACAAGTCAAGACCTTTAGTTGCTACTTCTTGATAAGAATATCCTATACCAATTCCTTCTAAACCTTTTCCTGGTTGTTTGTAACCTTCTACTCCTTCCGGAACCTGTTCGCCTTCATGCGGAACATCTAATGGGAAAGATTTTGCAATAAAATTATCTCCACGATTATGCATATGAAACTTTAGATTTCCGTTTTTAATATTATCACTACCTACTTCGTAATCACCTTCAAACGTTGAAATACCAAATCCATTAGTGGTAATAATTTCCAATCTACCGTCTACAACCTCTAAAGCAAATTGAATTTCACCTCTGCCTCGGTGAAGGTCACCGCCTTCACCGCCTGGAGATTGATCTGCGTTATCTACTGCTTCGCCACTGCTGCGGCCAGTTCCTGCTGCTATACCTAGATCTTTTCTCTGTTCGATATAGATTTTACGCATTGCAGACATGTTTATTTCGTCACAATCTATGTTAATCTGATGACCATGTAAATTAATTTGTGACTGACCATCTATTTCAGGCGAGCCTTCTAGACTTTGAGTTCCTATATGCACTCCGTCTTTTGCAAATACATCTATTTTACCATTACTGGACATATTAATCCAAGACATCCCGTTAGCATGTCGTATGTGAATAAAATCTTCAGAATTATGCATTATAATTCTATGTCCTGTTCGTGTTTGTAAACGCATATGCTCATTTAGATAAGAATCTAATATAGCACCTTCAGTTTCACCGCTGTCGTTACCGCCCGGATCTGGCGAAACGTTCCATGGTGTAGTGCCTGAATAATCTCTATGAGCATACCACGGATTTGCTTTTCTTGAATATCCTACAAAACCGTCATCCATTAAAATAACAGAACCGCCTACTCGCATTCTATAATATTCATTTTCGTCTTTACCTACAGTTTGATTATATATATTTCTGTTCCGTGGACCCCAATGAGCCCAATGACCCGGTGTACTCCAACCATAGACATTCGACGGAGTGTCTCTTCGAGCTCCACTAGTAACTGTTGCACTTAATTCTAAATGATTTGTAATTCCCGAAAAATCTTCCATGGTTTTTCGTTTACGGGTATTGTTATCAGTTGGTACAATATTATTTATTCCTCTCTCATGTTTGTCAACAGCAGCTTCCCAGTTATTTACAGTTTTCTTATTATAATTTGATTCCATATTGTTGAACATATTTGCATTCATGTACATGTCCCACATGTAACTTAAAATAAATGCCTCACCGTCGCCGCCTTCGACCACGCAAACAATACACATGACACCAGTATCAGGAGGTACTGCCCAAAACCCATAAGATGTTTGAGATTGCGCATAATTTCCATACCCTTTATCTTCCTCAGCAGTACTTGCATAATTTGTCTGTCCAGCAAAAGGTGAAGTATATCTAGCAAGTACTACTTCTAATCTTTCGCCCGGAATAGAGCCTGCCTTAGAATTACTAATTAGTTCAACTTCGCAAAATCCCATTCTATGTGGATCAAGATTATTTGCAACTCTGCCTAGATATATTCCTGGATTTACTGGGGCTCCCTGCGCCATTGAGTTGCGTCGCTGCTGAGTATTAAATTCAGATTGAGTTGGAAAATCCATTTTAATTTATTCCTTTGGTGTATTAGTATAATGCGGTTCGTCTGTTGACATTTCACCGCCTTGTTCGAATACAGGACTACTAGCTCCGCCGCCTTGGTTTCGATACCTTATACATTTAAGAGTCTGAGTAAACCCTTCTGATTTCGTAAAATCACTTTGTACTTGCACAACTTGATATAATCCTGTAAATCTATATTGTCCTACTGGCGTCCACGGAACACCTAAGTCCGGTGGAGTATTGAAGTTAATTTGTATATCAGCTTCACTGTTTATATATTCTAAATCTCCGTCTTTGGTAAGATTTCCGTCAGCTCCGGCTATGTAATTACCACACCCATTGCTTTGCAAATATACCGGATCTCCATGTATTTTCATATCTAAATTCAACAAATCTACATCTGAATTCATTAGAATATTGTGCCAATCTCTGTTTGCTGCTGATTCAGTACGTTTAGCTGTAAAAGATCTCATTCTTGCTCTCTGCGAAGGAGTATGTGTTTGCATGACACCGTCTGGACTTCCACCTGCTCCGCCAACTGACTGTTTGGGTATAATGTCAGGATCTCTCGGAGCTTGCTGATCAGGTACTCCTATAACTGTAGTTGCTTCGTTATGTCCTAGATCTGCTTGTAACGGCACATAAAATGCAGCATTCCATTCTAAGTCTATATCCAAAACATCATTGTTTAAGCCTGTATAAACATAATTGTATATTCTAGCAGGTCCGCCGCCGCCTTTGCCTTTAGACCCAGGTTTAGCTACTCTGTTTGCTGCTGCTTTGTGTTCTATTACACGATATATATATGTTTTTGCTGTACGCCCGGAGTCTGATTCTTTAGCACCGTCAGATGCTATAACCCAGCATTGAACTTTCCACCACCTTACTTTATTGTTTCCGTCTGGTGAATCCCATATACCCTTTTCTCTGCCCCATTTGCTAGCTAATATTAATTCTTCAATCACATCTATTATTTTTGATCCTGCCGTTACAGGAAAAGTAAATGCGTTTTCATCTAAAAAACAATATCTATTCTGCATTATATTAGGATGAGTGTTTGATCTGCAATTTCTTGCTGGTACATTTCTATTTTTTATTAAATCAAAAGGATGTTTGGTAATTTCAGATTCGCCAATTTCATTACAATTACCAAAATAAAAATCATAGATCGCCGCGGCGTTTGTTTGAGCTCCTTTAGAACCACCTAGGTTGAATTCTTTGTTGTCAGCTATCCATGCGCCTAATCGTACCCGTACTCCAGTATCACCACTTGAATTACCTGTAAACCCCCCAGGACCGTCACCATCGCCTTTTTTGTACTCTCTACCACGTTCTTTATCCCAGTCTTGTACCCATTTTACTGGAAAATCTTGTGGTCCGGCACTGGGAGTAAAAAGCACTGCGGCTTCTTCTGCACTTGTTTTTGTACTCGGAAACACAACATAGTAAGAGTCACCTTCGGTTATGTTTCCTTTTTCTGCATTTTTTAATTCTTGGTTATTTAATAATGCTGTTAAACTGCTCTGACTGTAAAACGCAAGTTCTTTTAATTTATTTCCGACTAAAATTCCGCTTGTTTTGACTGTAGCATTTTCATCATTCCAAGCTTGATCATTCCACGCTATTGCTTTACATTTATAAACTGTACCAGCTTCGGTGTATTTAAACTTTGCTTCCATTAATTTTACTACAAAATTAAATGGCCCTACACTACCAGGATAACCGTTATCATCCCAACCGTCGAATTTTAATCCTAGGGCCCAACCAGCATCTGCATAATTTGCCCATCCTTGTGCAGATGCTGCATCGTCTAAATCTTCAATAAAATTACCTAAACTGTAAGGTTCATTAATTTCAAATTCAAAACTTATAGAATGTGTATTACGTATATGAGCATTAGGTGCAGTTAATCCTAAAATTCGCATTGTATCAAAATGATAATCACTTGCGCCCATATCTACTGCTACAGGAATTCCAGGAGTAAATTGTCCTTTTATACTGTCGGGAAAATTAGTTTGTCCTTTTGATAAACAACTCAGAGACCACATCCACGCATAAGAAGAAAATTTATGTAACGGATTTTTACCTCCAGCTGTAGCACCAGTGCCGCCGCCGTTTGGTATAGGATCTCTTTGTCCGCCGCTGCCTATTCTATTACGGTTATTAGGTTCTCTAAGATAAAAAAACTGATCAGGTGACACCGGATTATCATCCCAAGTTCTATAATTTGTATCTATTGTAGCAGAATTTGTGTTTTCTCTATCGCTTACGCTTTCACCGCCATTTGCTATAGATGCATCT